TTAACAACATATTTCACCCCGTTTTTTATGAAACTAAATATTCTTTAGCACTTTCAAAGTCTTCAAACACCTTGACTTCTTTTTGCATAAAAGCGTTATAAACTTTTAATAGTATTTTTTTTACTCCCTGGATTCCAATAACTGCCGTTTTTTTGACAAGCAAATTAATTCTTTTGCTTTCTTCGCTCTTGATGTAATTCATTGCCGCTTCGCTCATGTAAGAGCTAGAAAAATTTGCAAGCAATAAGACCTCACCGTCCTGATATGCTTTTTTAATAGCTTGATCGCCGGCTTTTAGATCGTCAACTAGGTCCTTATCGCCTTTTTTTTCGTGATCTAAATACAAGATTTTTTTTCCTTTAAATTCAATAGTTTCAATGCTCATTCTTACCTCCTTAGTGTCTTCTATCTCTCTAAATTTTGGATCGTTAAAATAACGAAACAAAAATCTAAACTCGTCCATTTCACAGTCTGTAAGTGTACGAGCAAAATTTATATCTTCCAACTGCGTAAAGCGATATAAACGCTCTTCTTCCGTAAATATATTTTTCATAGTTATATCCTTTAGAAATATTTTATTATTTCTATTTCTTCTTTATCTGCATATTCATCAGGTTCTATTTTTGCCTTGCATTTTTTACATAAAATATCATTTCCTGATCTTGATTTAAAAGGTCTATTACAATTATTACAAATACAGTCTATCCATTTTATATTAAGCCATTTCATTTTTTAGCCTCCGTCTCATATTCCCTATATTCATTTTCTACAATTTTAAAAGCCTCTAAAGTTGTAATTTTTTGACTACTTAGAGAGTAAGACATCTCGTTAATTGTGTGTAATCTAGCCGCTGCCTGTGTATCAGATTTCGTCATATCAAGCTCCTTATTGTACTCTATGTCCGCCCGTAATTGGAGGGCGCAGGCGGACACGGATTACATGCAAACGTCATTCATGAGGGCGTTTGCTTTAATCTTTTATGCCATTACTTTTTGCGCGTTTTGCGAATTAGTTTCAATTTTTTCAAAAATCTTTCCAAAAGAATTAATCATTTCAAGATTTGATTTTTGAAGTTTTTCAGTTTCGTTTGCTAATCTTTCCGTCAAAACAAAGATGTTTTTTTCGTTCATAATTTACTCCTCTGCTAATCTCTTGCTAATCTCTAGTTATTGGATTTCCAGATTTTGTATATCTTCTGGAAATTTCAAAAACTTGATTTTGTTCTTTGTCATCGCAATATTCTTGCCAAAATTCCTCACGTCCAATTTTGTTAAGATATTTTTTTTCAACATTTCTTGTTAAAAATTTATTAAATTCTTTTTTTGTTAATTCTCTATTTTTTATCATATAATCCTCCTATTTGCCGAGTTTGAACGGCTCGTATTTCACGACTGCATTACAGGGATTGCTCCCTGTCATCTGCTATAAACTCCAAATTTCCGTATGTTCAGAAATTTGATTTCCAGTTTCTTCGTCGTAAATAGTTACGACACATAAATAGTAATTGTCTGTTTTATATCCAATTTCATTTTCTTTTGGATAAGATATTTCTCTTACTTTCCCATAATTCATCTCTCCATAATTTGCTTTTTTTATTAAAGCGTCTTGTCCAATATTTGCAGTAAAGTCTGTGTTATAAATTGTTTCAATTTTTGTCATTTTGTCCTCCAACTATTGATCTCTGCCATTGCCTCTGCAATCGTTATTTTTTTTGACTGCAAATCTACGTACATTTTCCAGTTAGCTCTTAAGCCCTCAATCGCTTGTTCCATGTAATCCCTCTCAATCTCAAAATTCATAGGCGCACAAGCGCCCGTCTCCATTATTAATAGTAATGCAATCCCGTTATAATTACAAGAAGTTTTACATATTTTTTACAATTTAAATAAACAAAAAAGCCGGCTTAAATTAATGTTTCATTCATGAAATAAAACAAGTTAAATTTTTATAAATTTCTCTTAAAAAGCTGTTGCTTGTTTTTTCGGAAAATTCTTTTATTGTTATAAATCCTTTTTTCAATAATCTTTTTGATCTAGCAACTGATTCGTTTGCATACTTCAAAAACAAAATTTCATCTCTTCTTTGCCTTTCCGCTTTTTTTAAATTAAACAAATTAGCTTTTTCAATGCTTGTCATTTTGCGCTCCTTATATTATTAGTATACTATATATTCTTTATTCGCATAGAATATTTACAAATTATTTACAATGTTTATTTGTAAAATAAGTGTAAATGTTATTGACTTCTTCTATATATACATTATTATTAGATCAAGAGGAGAGTAAAAATATGAGCGCGTTTATAGTAAGTAACAAACACATTAATTATTTAATGCAATTTTTAGGACAGCAAAAAGATTTACATCTTAGCCTTAATGGAAAAGGGATAAACACTGCAAATATTGACGACATGCAAAATGTAGCAAACATTTTGATTAAGCAAAATTGGAAGTCTTATAATTTTCGTTATAACGAAAAAAATAAAGTTCCGAAAAATTACAAATTTGCAATTGATTTTAATTTTAAGCCAAATTTAGCACAAGTTATAAAAGCTTGCCAGTGTCTTAATTATCAATCTTGCGAAACAAGAAATTACAATCAATCAAATGCAAAAAAAATAATTGACACTATTCAATATCTTGCAACACAAAGAATATTGAATAGTATGGATTATGAAAATTTAAAGTGGGAAATTAATTAAGATTTTATTCAGCCCGGGACGCCCGGGCTTTGTTGAATTTTAATTATTTATTTTTATTTATTTTTTGGAGGCAACATTGATAAAGAAAAGCGAACAAGAATTACAAAAGATGTATGATGCTTATAGCGTCGTTATGTTTCGCCCTAAGCATCTAATTGTCAGGGATCAGCATAATCGAAAACGACTTGTCAAAGTCGTTAATAATCGCGGACTTTGGCCGGACGGATCAATCGGCATCGATCAATATTACGATCGTAATTATGCGGCTTTTAAGCGCGTATCATTAGAAGAGCTGCAAAAAATGGACGGCTATTTTGACGGGCAAAAACTGGGAGCTGATAATATAAAATATTTTGAAGAAAGCTTTAAATAATTTGTAAATTAAAAGTAAAGCTCTTTGACATTATTATAATAATAGATTAGGAGTTCAACATGGAATATAAAACAATTCAAGAAATATTGATTGAAAAAATTCAATCATTAATTTATTGCCATGAAAATCATCAAGTAAAAATTAACGAAGTTATAGAATTTGTTAAGTCAATTAATTGTCAAAATTGCAGTATAAAAAGAATTGAATGTAATAATTTTTTGAAAAACACTTTTTTGAATAAAAAAACATTTCGGTTAACATTTTGTAATTACTTTGTTAGCAAAGAAACACTTCAAGAAAAGACGGAGGACAAAATTTGAAAACACTATCAATTAAAAATCCTTATGCTTATATGATCGCATATGGCATCAAGGAGATCGAAAATCGTACATGGAAAACAGACTATCGAGGCAAGCTATTAATTCACGCCTCGGGGCTAACTATGATTGATATACTAGATCATTTTTACCCGGACAAAATTATTGATCTGTATAACGAATATTGCGATTTGGGATTACATGGCAAAGTCACGGAATCTGAAAAATTTCTTGACGATAATCCGCCGCTAAGAAAAATTCAGGAACTTGATTATAAAATTATTGCTTACAAGAAAGAAAAAAAGCTTTTCTTACAGAGCCAGGCAATAATTGGAGAGGCAGAGTTAATCGATATTGTCAGGGACTCGGACTCAATGTTTGCAGAAAAAAACTGTTATCACTGGATTATACAAAATGCCATTGCTTATGATAAGCCTGTTTTGAATGTCAAGGGCAGCTTGAAGCTTTGGAATTTCGATATAGACAGGATAACATTTTAGCTTATCTCCTATTACAGCGAAAAGGCACGTATTAATTTACGTGCCTTTTTTTATTTGACTTTTATATAACTTTGCTATATTATAATAGCATACGCTTTATTTACATTTTGGAGGTAAAAATGCACAAAACAGTTTATTCGCTTTTTGGAGACAAAGGCACTTATAAAAGAAGTGGAAAAGGCAAAGGCAAACAGAGAAAAGGCGGAGCAACAAGCGGGACAAGAGGCTAATAATTGAAAGTTGTTGCTTTATTTTCAATGGGCAAAGATTCTCTGGTAATGATGGATAAGTTATTACAAGATAAAAATGTAATAATTTATCCTGTTTATTTATTTTACGCTCGTTTAAATTATTTATCCGAGCGTTTAAATTTTTATGAAAATTATTTTTCTATTAAAATTAACAAATTTGAACATTACGAAAATTATAAAGCAAAAAAAAACAATGTGTTTGGGTCTAATATTTTGACATGGCAAGAAAATTATAAATATTCTAAAGATTGTATGCTATGGCTTTTATCTTTTTTTAATGCGGATAAAATTGCTTATGGTTATAAAAAAACAGATTCATTAATCAGACGAGGCATTATTAATGGTCGTAAAAAGAACAATAGCCTAAATTACATGATACATCCAATCGCAGATATGAACGATAAAGACATTTGGTATTATATAAAAAAAAAGAGAATTCCTTATCCGGACGAATACAATCAAGGCTATGTTCACGAGTTTTCAAATTTTATGACAAAAAGCGCTTTAACTTGGCTGATTAATAATTATCCAAATGATTTAGAAAATTTAAAACAAGACTTTCCTTTTATTGAAAGTTTATTATATCTATGAGGTAAAAATGCAGGAAGAAAAGCAAGTAACAAAATATCAAAAATTTATAACTGTTAGAGTTCATAGATCAGAAATTAATGAAGCCCCGTATAATCCCAGGTTTATGCCTGATGAAAATGACAAAAACTTAAAAAACATTATAAAAACAAACGGACTTATTGAAGCTCTTGTCTGGAATAAAAGATCGGGTAATTTGGTAGGGGGTCATCAGCGTTTGCGCCAAATAGACATTTTAGAAAAAAGTCAAGATTATTATATAGATGTTTGTCAAATTGATGTTGATGAAGTCACGGAGGTTAAACTTAATCTTGTACTCAATAACACTTCCCTTATGGGTGAATACGACCGAGAAAAACTACAAATGTTAAAACAGGAATTTCCCGAACTTGATTTTATTAAAGATGTTGGTTTTACAAATCAAGATATAAATTTTCTTGAATTAGAATCAATTGAAAAAAACATGACCAATCAAAAAAGCACAGTTTCTATCGACAGTAAAAAAGCAGCAGAAATAAAGAATAAATCAAGGCAAGATTATAAAAATTTTATAAATAACAATGCCGGCAATGCTGCCGAACCGTTTAGAAACGATAATATATTTACTGTTATTTTTGAAAGCAACACCCAAAAGTGGGAATTTTTACAAAACATAAATCAAAAAGAAACGGACAAATTTATTAAATACGATGACTTCGCAGAATTTATAAAAGAGGATTATCGAGTATGAGCGATTTAGATATATTTATAATTATTGGAATCATTTTTATTTTATTGTTTTTGTTTATATCTTGGAGAATTAGAAAAAAAGCATATAAAGATTATATTAGCAGGAAAAGGAAAAATAAATAATGGCTACTCCTGGACTCGGAAGTAAAGTCGGTAGAAAGAAAAAAAAACTTACTAAAAAAATTAAAGCTTTTATTGTTGAAAAAACACAGGAAGGCTGGACCGATGCAGAGATCATAATTGGTTTAAGGTCATGCACTCGCACGTATTACAATTGGAAAAAAGAATATTCCGATTTTTTTGATAAAATAAAAGAGTTAAAATATATCTCTGACCTGCCCGTTGTAAATGCGCTTCGTAGAAATGCAACCGGTTTTAAATATGAAGAACGTCATTATGATTTAATAGATGTAATTGATAATGAAACGGGGCAGATAAAGCAAGATAAAAAACTTATTAAACTTATAGAAAAATATAGTTTGCCGGAAACAGCTGCTTGTATGTGCTGGCTAACAAATAGATTTCCTGAACTTTGGAGACACAGACAGCATATGGATTTAACATCCGGTGGTGATAAACTTCCCGGATCCGTGGCATTGTTGCCTGATAATAGTAACATGACTGAAGAAGAAGCCAAAAAAGCTTACGAACAAATGATAAATGAAGAAAAAGCAAAAAAACAATGATTTTGACATACAAAGAAAAAATAGAAATAATTCAGGATAAGGAACGGCTTTTTGAATATCAAAAAAGGTATATGCTTCCAACTGTTGAAGCTTGCATTGATTTTATTTTAAATTGGGTAGATACTTTTGACCCCAGGAATGAAATGGATAAGGTTTTACCGTTTCATTTATTTGACAAACAAATAGAGTTTATACGCTGGCTATGGCAAAGATATAAAAATCAAGAGGATGGTGTAGTGGATAAATGCCGTGATATTGGCGCTACATGGTGCTTTATTGCTTTTTCTATGTGGATGCTATTATTTCAAAAAAACATATCAATTGCATTATTTACATTTAAAGCTACTGAATGCGATAGGTCCGGTGATATTTCTACACTTTTTGGCAAATGTGATTTTATTCTTGAAAAACTTCCAAAAATGTTTATTGAAAATGTTATATCAAAAAATATGCACATTCGTAATGAAGCCCTTAATTCTGATATAGTAGGTGCATCCGGTGATAATCCATTGCGATCAAATAGACGGTCTATTATTTTTAAAGATGAGTCTGCGTTTTACGAACAAGCGGAAAAAATTGACGCAGCGGTTTCGGAATCATCCAACTGTAAAATAGATGTTTCAACACATGCAGGAACGGATACTGTATTTTACAATAAAGTCACATCCGGCGCCATTCCAGTTTTTACATTCGACTGGTATGATAATCCTAAACATACCCAGGAATGGTTTGATAAAAAAAAAGCCAAGGCTTTAGCAGAGGGAACTTTTCATATATTTCAGCGTGAAATATTACGAAACGCTCAAGCTTCTATTGCAAGCGTTTTAATTCCTTCCGAATGGGTAAATACATCAAAAACATGTACAGTAGAATTACGAGGCAAAAAGATTGTTACCTTGGATGTTGCTGATGAAGGATTTGACACAAACGCTCTTTGTGTTATAGACGGTAATGTTCCTGTTGATCTGGACGAATGGCAAACCGATGATCCAAATATAAGCGCAAGAAAAGTATTTTATAAAGCGCTTGAATTTGATGCCGATGAAATACGATATGATTGTATTGGTGTTGGTGCCGGTGTAAAGGCAGGGTTTAACAATATACTTGAAGAATTAAATAAAAGACAATCAGAGCTTGAATTGTTAATTGAAAAGACTTATAATAACGAAGAACACAAAACGGCTTTGCAAAATGAATTTAATCGAAATGCAAAGGCTTTAAAAATTAAAATTATAGGTTGGGCTGCAAGTGGGGCAGTTTTACGTCCGGACGATTGTGATTATGGTGATAAAAATGATAATGATAAAACAAATGGAGAGCTTTTTGAAAATGCAAAATCACAGGCATATTTTAAAATCAGAAATGAATTTTTACAAACATATTACCAATCTAATAATCAACAACATAATCCGGATAAGCTTATTTGTTTTAAACATATACAAGAGCATAGGTTGTTTAATAAATTTCTTAATGAAATATCACAGCCTATACAGAAATTAAGCGCACGGGGTAAAATTCTTATAGACAAAAAAGGATCCGGCAAGTCTCCAAATTTAGCAGAGGCTTGGCTTATTGGTAGAGCAGAGATAGAGTTTAATTTATCTATTTGGGATGTTTAAGGGGGAAAACACTTTGAAAAAAAGATTTTCGAAAACATATAGTAATTCCATGGTTGATTTGGCTGCGATGACAAGAGTGTCAATGCTTGCAACGGGAGGCTCAATGCTTTCTGATTATGGTACAATTAGCGCATCAAACAATTATTCATTGATTACTTTAAACAGAATTATTCTTACTTATTTTTATACTGGAAACGGTATATTTAAAAGAGCAATTCAAGTACCTGTTATGGACGCTTTATCAAAAGGGATTGAGATAGAATCGTCCGAAGCAAGCCAGGAAGATATTGACGAAATTTTAGAATGGTTTGAATGTATTAATCCTGATGATTTTAACAACGAAAATAATAATCTTTGGACAGTTATTGCAAACGCTTATATTTGGACCAGGCTATACGGCGGCGGCGGTGTCGTTGTTAATTCCGAACAAGACCCTACAAAGCCGTTTGATTTAAAATCTATAAATCAAAAATCAAAGCTTGCTTTTTATGATATTGACCGATGGATGCTTATTTCTCCGGACAGTGTAGTAAAAAATGTTGAAGATGTTTATTATGACTTCCATGGTCATAATGACAAGTATTTCCTTTACGGACAGGAAATACATAAAAGCCGAGTGTTAATTGCTACTGGTAGGAAGGCTCCAAGTTATGTCCGCCGTATTTTAAAAAGCTGGGGATTAAGCGAAGCCGAGGCAATGATTAGAGACCTTAACAATTATTTAAAAACGGATGATGTGCTTTATGAAATTTTGGACGAATCAAAAATTGATGTTTATTACATTAAAGACCTTGCAAATAAGCTTGCTACAAATGGCGGCACGAATAACATAAAAACAAGAATACAAGCAAGCAATCAGTTAAAAAATTATTTAAATGCTTTGTTAATGGACTTAAACGATAAATACGAACAAAAGCAAATCGGCTTTGCTGGACTTGCAGAGATAAAAAGAGAAAATAGAATCGGTATAGCCGCATGTTTAAATATGCCAGTAACAAAATTATTTGGGATGTCCGCTGCAGGTTTTAATTCCGGTGAAGATGATATCGAAAATTACAATTCCATGATAGACAGTGAGATAAGACCAAAATTAAAGCCATTAATTATGGGCTTGTTAAAAATTGGCTTTCAGTTTAAATTCGGCTATGTTCCACAGTTTAAAATAAAATTTCCGTCATTAAGAAATTTATCATCCATGGATGAAGAAACTGTTAAGACCTCAAAAAGCAATCGTATATTAACTTGGTATGACCGAGGCATTATTACGGCTCCAAAAGCAGTTGAAATGGCAAAGAAAGAAGGACTTATCACAATAGAAGTTGATGAAAAAACAATACCTGATAAACCGTTGCCGCCAAATGGACAAGAGGGAGTTAAGCCCATAGAAACAACAACGGCACAGACACAAAAAAGCCCAACGGATAAACCGCTTGTTGCCGTGAAAAGAAATAGTTTAAAAAAGATAGGAGCTGTTAAATATGCAAAAAATAAAAATACATAAAAAAAACAATAATGTAAAAGTTTATAAAAACAGACAAATTAGTGCAGATCCGTATTTAAGTATGACAGAAAACGACAAAGATTTATTTATTAATGCAATAATGAATGGCGGATTTTCTAAGGGTAAAGATATAAGTAGTCTTCCGGAAGAAAAGATTAAAAATGGTGCGGATGTAGAAATGGAGCATGTAGAAAAAGGCAATCCGTTTTCTTCAACAATTGCTCGAAAAATTGCAATTGACCATTTATTTGAAGATTTAAATTATTATGAAAAACTGGCAAAGATGGAAAAGGAGTAACATGTGGTAAAAACAGGAAAGATAAAAATAAAATTAACTTTGAAAAGAAATGCTTTTATGTTTATAAAGTTATTATTTTTAAACAATAATTTATTTAGAAAGATTTTTATTGGAAAAAAAACAAAAAATTTAGGACTTTTAAATAATCCAGAAATAAAAATATAATGCAATTAAAAGACGAATACTGGAAAACAACAAAAGATCAATTAATTCAAGTTTTTAAAGAGCTTTATTATGCGCCGCTGATAGAGTTATTTCCTGAGGAAAAAAACGTTTTACAAAACTCTATTATTTATTACAATTCCAGTAATGCGCTTATAGATGCAATCAATAAAGGTTTTATAAAAATAAACAACAATATTGTATCGGGAAAATTTACGCTTGCAATATCCAGAGAATTATCTAAGTTTGCTACATTTGACGGCAGATCAAAAACTTTTAAAATAATAAATACTTCGTTAATACCGCATGATGTATATATGGCTAATTTTATAGCAGCGGAAAAATCAAAAAAGCTTTATGCGGAAATGAACCGCCGGCTAAAATACATGAGCGAAGATGCAAAGGAAAGATTTAAAAAACTACATTTTAGTATCGATAAATCGGCGGATCAAATCGAAGCCGTATTAAACGAAGAATTTAAAAAACTTGGTTTAAAAATAAATCTTGATTCGTCAATTAAAGAAAAGCTAAAAAAAGACTACAATCAAAACTTGTCATTATCAATTGTCGATGAAAAAAATCCAGGACAGGACTGGAATACAGAGCAGGTTGAAAGACTTCGATCCATGGTAGAGAAAAACACCTTGGAAGGATTAAATAAAAAGCAACTGTTAGAATCCATACAAAACGAATTTGAGATAACAAAGGCAAAAGCTACTTTTTTAGTTAGACAGGAAACAAGTTTATTTTTGTCAAAACTTTCCAATGAGAGATATATTGATGCCGGCTTAGATTTATACATGTGGTTGAATTCCCATGATATTCGAGTGGTCGGAAATCCGAGCGGGCTGTATCCCGAGCCAACGGAAGGACATGGCGATCATTGGATTATGGCGCATAAAATTTGTAGGTTTGACGATCCTACTGTTTACGCTGATAGTATTGAAGATGCAAAAAAAGAAAAATGGAAAAGCAAAGCCAGTATTGGTGCCGATGATAAACACCCAGGCGAAGCCTTTAACTGCCGATGTCATAAAAAAGCTATAATTATATAATATTATAATTGACTAACAAAAAGAAAATAAGTATAAATAAAATAGACAGATAGATAAAAAGGCAGGTAAAAAGATGATTTTAAAAATAAAACAAGATAATTTTGATTGGGTATATCTTGATAAGATTAAAAGAGTTCGTGTTTCTTTTCCCGATAATTATGCAATTACACAATGTCAAGACAACAAGGATGAACTTCCGTATTTAGGAATACGAGGTTTATCAAAAGATAAAAATGACATGGGACAAATTGTAGATAATTCTGTTTTAAGTGTTGATGAATTTATTCTTAATCCAGAAGACGTTTTACAACAATCTATGTATAATGAGCAAAATATAAAACAATATTGGGGAGTTAAAATAATTCATATAACAGATGAATTTAATTGTTTTAAAACAATAGCTTGTTATTCATGGAATGAAGATATTTATTTGCTTAACAACGATGGCAAAACAATAGAAAGATTATAAAACAATAAAAATCTATCTGTCTATTTTATAAGAGGTTTTATGCTTCCAAAAATTACAATGACTATAACCAGTTGCCGGCGTTATAATTTATTAGAACGAACATTAAAATCTTTTTTTGAATGCTGCATTGATGCCGATTGCATTGAAAAAATAATTTTAATTGACGACAATTCCGAGCCTGACGATCTACATAAAATTAACAGTTTACTACGAAGCATTGGCAAGCCTTATTTATTATTACATAAAAGTGATGCTTTAAAAGGGCATATTGAAGCTCTTAATATTTTATACGATTTAATAAAAACAGATTTTTTAATACATCTTGAAGACGACTGGGAATTTAAAATAAAAGATACTTTTATTACAAAGGCATTTTCGGTAATGGCAACCGATAATTCTATTAAACAAGTTTTATTTAGAGTTAATGCGGAAATAATGGCAGTAGATCAAATCAAGCAAAATACTAAAGACGGTATAGAATACATAAAATATAATTATGTGGGACAACATGCAAGGGATAAACATAATCGCCCTGCCTGGTCCGGCTGGAATCTTAACCCTGCATTATGGAATTATTCGGCTATTAAAACACTTGGAAAATTTGTTGCCGATAAAAGCAACTTTGAATATTTTTATTCGAGACAATTTTGGAAGATGGGCTTTAAAACTGCTTATTTTACTGTTAACTTTTGCGAACACATTGGCGAGGGTAATAGTAGTTACAAATTGAATGATACAAAAAAATAAAAAGGATAAGTAATGGCTGAATGGTTTTTAAAAAGAATTCCTAAAAAAGCTTTTTTTTACTGGGGCAATGATAAGCTCCCTTATTTAAGAATGATGTCAGTAGTTTCTTTCCAGGAAATGAATCCCGACTGGGAAGTTTATTTTTATTATCCGGCTGTAAAATATACGGGCAAAAACACTTGGAATTCCGATGAACAAAGCTATCATTTTACGGGCGAAGATTATTTTCCGCATTTTAAAAAGAACTATCCAAAAATAAATAAGATATGTTTTGACTTTAGACTTATACGCTTACAAAATAATATTCCCGAAGTCTTTAAGTCTGATTTTTTACGCTGGTATCTTCTTGCAGAGGAAGGCGGACTATGGTCTGATATGGATATTATCTATTTTAAACCCATGACAGAATTCAATAAAAACATTAAAGCCAATGAAAACAAAGAAACTTTTGTCTGTTTAAATAACGGGTATCATAGCATTGGTTTTTTAATGTCATCAGTAAAAAATAAGTTTTATTATAAAATATTTAATTTTGCTACAAGCTGTTATGCGCCAAGAGATTACCAGTGCATAGGCAGTCATTTATTTCAAAGATATAGATTAAATAATTATAATGAGATAAAATCTTCTATTCTTGACAATATAGACATGAATACCGTTTATGCCATTGACAGCAATCAAATAGACTCTATTTTTAAGAGAAATGCAATCGATATGTTAAAGCCTGATTCTATAGGGTTACATTGGTTTGCCGGGGATAAAATCGCAGAGCAAGCAATAAACGAATATACGGATAAAAATTATAAAAACTTTGACAATACATTAAGCGCTTGTTTAACAAAATTTTATGATAAAAGATACCCAGAATTGAATGCAAGTTGTAAAAAAAATAAGTTTAAAATAATTACAACTTTTTATAATGCAGGGGAATGGATAGGTAACTGTTTAAAATCCGTGATTAATCAAACTTATCAAGATTATGAAATGATTATAGTCAATGATTGTTCCGATGATAACTCGGAGGCAATTATTAACAGTTTATTAACATCTAAGATGAGTTATAAAAAAAATGAAAGTCGAGTTGGTAATGGGCTTACAAATATGCTTATGGTTTTAAAAGACTTCAACTTTGATCCCGAATCTATAATTGTAATACTTGATGGCGATGATTGGCTTGCAAGCCCTGATGTTTTAGAATATTTAAATGAAATTTATAATAATAATAATGACGTTTGGATTACTTATGGCAGCTTTGAGCCTTTGAGTCAAAAATATTCCGGAACTTGTAAACAAGTTATTGACACACAAAAATATAGAAAATCGGGGCTATGGACAACCTCGCATCTTAGAACTTATAAAAAATGGCTCTGGGATAAAATTGACGATAAGTCTTTTAAATTGCCAAATGGTGATTATATAAGCAGTGCCGATGATGTAGCTGCAATGTGCGCAATGCTGGAAATGGCAGGATTACAACATAGTAAATTTATTGAAAAAATATTATATATATATAATGATTTAAATCCAATAAATGTAATGAAAATTAACCAGGACAAACAATTGTTTAATGCTGCTTATGTTAGAAATCAAAAAGAATACGAACCTATTGATAAATTTAAAATAAGTATTTTAATAACAACTTTTAATCGAAATCATTTATTAAAATGGAACTTAGAGTCTTTATCAAAACAAGGTTTAAATAAATATAGCTATGAAATACTTATACTTGATGAAGCCAAAGAAAACAATGAAATGCACGAATTAATAAAAAAGTATAACAACTTAAATATCGAATATATTAATACAAGCTTTACAAAACAAAATCAAGATGATTGGCGTGTGCCTGGCTTTGCTTTTAACATTGGTGTAAAACATGCAATCGGAGATTATTTAATTTTAATGTGCGCTGAAATGTATCATATAAACAATACTATAGACCATTTTATAAGCCAAATGATAAATAAGTCAAAATTTATGATTATTCCTGCTTTTGCTAAAGATGATAATAAAACGGTACTTAATTCTTTAGAAAGTCAAGGCAATATAAATATTCCCGGGAATTTAAATAATCTTAGAATAAACTTGCCTTTTTTTATGGGGGTAACAAAAAAAGATTATGTAGACATTGGCGGATACGATGAAGACTTTACAGGGCTTGGTTATGATGACGATGATATTGTAAACAGATTACAGCTTAATGGATGTAAATATATTAACTGTCCTGCTGAAACCATACATTTATGGCATGAGCGAAAATGGTCGGGTCCATTAAACACGCTTCCGGAAAACCTTAAGCAGCTGATATATTTAAATAAAAACTTATACGAATCTCGAAAAGCTATTATCAAGCGTAATATAAATAAAGAATGGGGTCTTTTAAAAAGACAGGATTTTTCAGAACGATATCCGGAACAAATAGATATTACTATGATTTTAACATCTTGTAAAAGATACGCATTACTCGAAAAATCACTTTTAACTTTTTTTGAATGTTGCTTAGACGCGGATTTTATTAAAGAGATTATTATAATAGATGACGGATCCGCTGCCGATGACGTAAAAAAAGCAATAGAATTATTAAATCGAATTAATAAACCTTTTGTGTTTTTACATAAATCCAGTCATAAAAAAGGACATGCACAAAGCCTAAATTATTATTTTGATTTGATTAAAACTGATTATATTTTGCAAATGGAAGACGACTGGGAATTTACAGTAAAAGACAATTTTATAAGTAAGGCGCTTTTTGTAATGACAGAACATCCGGATATAAAGCAAGTTGCTTATCGAAAAGGCGGTAATTTAGCAAAAAATCAAAAAATAACAAAAACAAAAAATGGCATTGATTTTATTCGATATGATTATACGGAAAGCTCTGTTGATGATTTAAATCGTCCGGCTTGGACAGGTTGGAACTTAAATCCGTCTTTACAAAAATGGAAAGACATAAAAACATTAGGGCTATTTGAAGAAAATATTAAAGGCTTTGAGATTAATTTTTCGCATCGTTTTTTAAAAGCAGGATTTAAACTTGCTTATTTTCCTATTGATTTTTGTAATCATCTCGGGGATAATAACAGCGCCTATAATTTAAACAATACAAATAAATGAGGTATACATGGAAGTAAATAAAAACTCTTTTAAATCGGCAGAAATTTTATATCCGGAAAAACTTATTGCAAATAAAAAAGCAAAAGAAATGCTTATAAAAAATAATTTAAAACCAATACATATACAGTTATTTCCAACAAACAAATGCAATTTGAAATGTTCGTTTTGTAGCTGCTCTGATAGAGATAAAACAGTTGAATTGCCTTTTGGTGATATTGTGAATTTTTTTGCAAAGTATTCAAAGACTATACAAAGTGTTACTATTTCCGGCGGCGGAGAACCGCTTATGTATAGTGAGTTTGAAAAGCTTTTAAAATTTTTTGTAATGTCAAATATAAAATCAGGACTTGTTACAAATGCGTTGTTATTTGATGACTATATATTAAAATTTTTTATATATTTAACTTGGTGTAGAATTTCTTTGTCATCTGATTCTTATGATAACAATGTTTTTCTGATTATAAAAAAGTATTTACAAGCAATTAATATTGACTGGGCTTTTAGTTATGTTGTTGGTAAAAACCTTGATAAAGACATTGAAACAATAAGAATGTTTTATGAAGAATATAAAGATTATATTACACACATGCGAATTGTTGGTGATATTTTGGAACTGGATGATAGAGTTGAAATTGTAAAAACATGTTTAAAAAAATACAACTATGATAAAATTATATATCAAAGCCGGTCCGATTATAAGCAAGGGGCTAAACAATGTTATCTGGCAACGCTAAAACCAGTTATAGCTGCTGATGGAAATATATATCCATGCTGCGGTGCGCAATATGCCGTAAAAAATAGCAAGAGAGATTTAAATAAATTACTTTGCATGGGTAACATAAAAGATACGGAAGAGATATTTAACAAGCAATACTTTGATACATTTGATGTTTGCGAAAAATGCTATTATAATAATTACAATGATTTTATTGATCTGTTTTTTAAGAAAGATTTAATACATGAAGAATTTATTTAAAAGTCCCATCTTCAACAGCTCACACAAAGCGAGGCATATCAAAGATGGGAAGCTGTCAGACAAAGCATACCAGCGAGTCTTATTTAAAAAACAAAATAAAATTTGATGCTGGGTTATCATATAAAACATGTATATTGTTTACTTGTAAATTTTTATCATTGACATTTAAATATATTTTTTCATTTTTTAAAAAATCTTTTATCATTTTCCTCATAAACAATTCATCTTTTGAATTGTTAGTAATAACTAAAGTAACATGATTTTTAGTTACGTCACCTTTTATGCAAATGTTTTTAATTTTATTATCAGTAGGTTTAATCTTTTTATTATTGACTGTAACTTCGTCTTTTCCTGTTAATTTCATTTATTTTGCCTCCAGAATTATTTTAATTGTATTTTTTATAGACTCAAGCATTGATAAACCCGTATAAGAAAGCCCTGCTTTGCTTAACAAGTTTTTTGCTTCATCGTGTTCATATAATAATTGAGATAACATCTCTATTTTTTCTTCATCTAAATTGTTTAAATATTTTTGCCATCCTGCTTTTGTCATTTATTACTTCCGTAATCTAATGAATAATCAGAATGATAAAGATATTTACCTGTTTTATTAAAAACAACACAAACGTTAGTATCTTCTAAATCTATTATTTTTATATCAGTGCTAAATTTATCGTTTATATTTTTTATTTTATAAGCAATGTTTAATGAATCATATAATTTACAGAATCTTTTAATGTCTTCAATCATTTTTTACTTCCTTGGCGGTGCCGGTTGGATTGGTCTTGGATTAATAAATCCTGACGCTGCTTTTTCTATAACATTTGGAGTATACATTGTATTCTTTTTACTTAACTTCAATTGAGCGTTCTCATGCACGAGGTTACTTATAACTAAAATCAATTGATTTTTTGACATGTTTTTATACATCTGCTTTATTTCTTTCCTAGAAACAAATTGCTTTTTAGGTTTTCGAGTGAATAAAGATTTTAGGAATTTAAGCATTATTTTTCCTCCTGATATATTGCCAAAGTGCATCCCTTACCACATCTTGCTTTAATATTTTTTTACCGAGTTGGATTGTTTCTTTAGCAACAAATAAATTAAGCTCTGCAATAAGCTTTTCATCGTTTATGGCTAAACAAAAATATTTGCCTTTTAAATTTTCCATCGCCTTATTATAAGATTATAATTTTCTAATGTCAATCGAAAACTTGTATTTATTTTTTATATCGGTTATATTTATTTTTAGAAGTTCTATTTTATAATAAGGTTTGTTAATGGGTTTTAATAATTTTGATGGATGTCCAAAACGCTATCGAGCCGAATACATTGAGCCTGGAATTGTAAACTACGAAGATGAAGGTCAAGGAAAGGTTTTTGTTTCTGGGGAAGCACTAAGCCGAATGTGTAAGTCTTTTATCGGAAAACCTGTTGTAAATGCTGCCCATAGAGATTTAACTTTTAAAGAAGCATTTAAATTAAGCGATGAAGACAAAGAATCCTTGGCTGACGGAATAGTTTATAATTGCGGTATCTTAGGTACTGGCTGGGGCTTTGCGGACATGATTGTCTGGGATTTAGAAACTCAAAAAAACATCGATCAAAAAAAATTTTCCATTTCATGTGCTTATGTTCCAACGGAAGAAGGACCAAATGGTAAATGGCATAATTTTGATTATGATGAAGAAGTAAAAAACGGTAACTATACACACATGGCTATAGTACCAAATCCTAGATACGAAAGATCAAAGATTTATGAGTTGCCAAAAGAATACCAAAATTCTTTAGCAGACGGAATAATTGAAGCTTATTATAAACTACAAAAGGAGAATAAAAACAATATGGCAAAAAACAAAATTTTTAAATTTTTTATGCCTAAAAAAAATGAGGGCGAAAAAAAAGACGAAACTAAAAAGCCCGAAGAAGAAACAAAAAATAATGTTGATGAAAAACCAGCCGATGAAATGATAAATGCCGAAGATTCAATGATTGAAATTGACGGTAGCCAAGTTTCATTAGCAGACTTGATAAAAACTTATCAGGCAGAGCAAGCCGAAATGGCTACTAAGGAATCAACAAACAATGTTTTGACTCCGGAAGACGAAGTCGAAGTTGACGGAAAAAAGGTTTTAGTCGGTGAACTTGTTGCTTGCTATCAGAAAAAAGCAAGTGTAAAAAACGAAGGCACAGAAGAAGACCCTGCAAAAAAAGCAGAAGAAGAAAAAAAGGCTTCTTTAAAAAATAGCAATTTTGGTAAAATACAAAAAGCTATAAACAATGCCGGACAAGAATTCAAAGTAAACTTTGTATCGGAAGACGAAAGATATGCCGAGGGCAAAAAAAGGTATGGCAGTAAAAAAAAGGAGGCTAAATAATGTCTGATTATTTTTACTCAAATCAGTTTAAAAAACAACAAATCATAGGTGATTCGGTTTTAAATGTAACCCCTAATCCTTTTCAAATGGATGCAGTATATGATCCTGAAGCTTCAGCCGTAGAAACTTTAGTTGCTGGCGAAGGTGTAATATTAAAAGACCTTGGCGCAACAGACATGAATGCAATGGGTGTACCTATTGTAGGCAAAAGAACAAACAATTACGATGCTGTTTATGGAGTTAGAAAATACTCTATATTGAAAGGTCTGGCTGCTCCTGGCGATAACGTTGTTATTTCTAAGAAAGGCGATAAACTCGTTTTTAAATGTTCTGGTGCTGTTCTTAGAGGTGATAAAGTTGCCTTAGTTATTGCAACACCAGGCACAATAAGAACGGTAACAACCGGTTATACAGAAATCGGTGTGGCTCTTGATAAAGGCGCAAATGGCGATTTAATAAGAGTAGAATTAACAACTGTAAATGAAGCTGTAGCGGCTACCTAACAATAAGAAGGATGGGTAAAAAATTATGAAAAAGATTTTAATCGTTATATGTTTATTGTTTTGCTTTACAGGTTTATTTGCAGAAAATCAAGATAATAATGGCTTTGGCTTAATAGCTATGGCTGGTATAATCGGATCAATACAAAAATCAAAAAGCAAAATACACGGAAAAGAACTAAGAAATTCTGGGCAACTTTTAAACTCTGGCGGAGCTTTTGCTCCAAGTGACTTTGGTTATCAATACGCAATTGATACTTTAACTTATATCAGAGAAAAAATTATAGATCAGACTTTTTATGAAATTGCGCCGGCTGACTTTTTTACTGTCGATATTGGAGAGGCTGCTTATGCTTCGCAAATAGAAAGCAATCAAGAAGTTATGACTGGTGGAGACTTTTTTGCCGGCGATACAAATGCTGGCGGAAATATGGGTGATATAAGTACAGTTAACATAGGTTTGGCTCCAATGAGCATCCCTACACAATTCTGGATTAATGGTGTTAACTGGAATATCATAGAAATAAAACAGGCGGCACAATTCAGGAAATGGGATGTTGTAGAAAAGAGAATGAAATCTCTTAAAAAAGACTGGGACTTAGGTGTACAGGAAGTTGCATTCTTAGGACACCCAAGAATTGCAAGGTTGACAGGGCTTTTAAACAATGCAAATTGTACTCCAAATACAACATTAATAACAACTCCAATTTCGGATATGACTACTGCAGAATTTAAAGCTTTTGTGTCTGGGATATTAAAGGCTTATTACGCTTATTCTAACAGTGCTGTTTTGCCGGATAAGTTTGTTATTCCAATGTCTGATTATTTAGGTCTTGGTGACTTTGTTTCTGATCTTGATGTAAGAATGTCTAAAATAGAATATCTATTAAAGATGTTCAGAGAAATGACACAAAATCCAAGCTTTACTATTCAGGGCTTAGCATACTGTCAATCAACTTATAATGCTTCCAGGGGTATAAGTAAAAATAGATATGTATTGTACAGGGATAATACTGATACATTAAAGATGTCTATACCTGTTGACTTTACGATGTTTGCTCCTAATACTTCTAATGAAGTACAGTGGGCGCAAAATGCAATGGGTCAATATTCTGGCGTTTTAGTGACAAAACCGCTTGAAGTATTTTATTTGGATGAAACTGCGGCAGCATCAACATAAGTAATTAAAATATTAACTCGGGGGATATTTATATCCTCCGATTCTTTTATAGGTAATAAATGATAGTAATAACAGTTGAAGAATTTAAAGATAAATTTGACAGAGGCGATTTTACATACGGTGAAGCTTTACCAAGTGTAAGAGATAAAGACATTGAAGAAGCCATTGAGTTGGCAACCGCTTTAATAAACCATGACCTATATCCTTTGCCTTCAACTGAAAATCCTGTAGACATCGGGAAAAAAGCTCTTTTATTTTTAACAGCACATGAATTAATAAACACGTTGGAAGATACAATAAACCAAGGACAAACAAGATTTAATCAATCAAGCAGATCCGTTGGAAGCATTTCCGAATCCTTGGCTATACCGGAATGGATGAATCAAGATGTTTTTGGCTATTTTACAACAACTAACTATGGAATTAAATTTTTAATTCTTACAAAACCATTTATGGACGGAGCAGTTTATACGGTTGCTGGATTAACATTGCCATAATAGGATGATTTTATGCAGATAGAAGCTGACTTTAAAGATTTAGAGAAGCTGATAAAAGAATTAAAATCACCGTATTACGTTGATGTTGGTTTATTAGGAAAACACGGAGACAATAACATTGTTATGATTGGTGCCGTACACGAGTTCGGCAGATTAGATGGCAGTATACCAGAAAGGTCTTTTATACGAATGCCATTGACTGAAAAGCAAGCTGAAATTGTAAAAGAATTAAAGGCTTCGGGTAAATGGCAAGCGCTTGCAGAAAAGCAAGATATAAAAGGGTTGTTTAAATTGGTAGGTATTGCCTGTGAGGGTGTTATCCAGGAAGCATTTGATACTGGAGGATTTGGCATTTGGGAAGACATAAAAGAAGAGACTAAGATAGCAAAAGCACGAGGGGGTGCAGCTAATCCAAGTGCTATATTAATTGATATAGGGACATTGAGAAAAGCTATTACATCGGAAGTAGGTAAAGGATGAGTATACCAAAAGTAGGACACGTAATTAAAGGCTGGACAAAAAAAACAAGCGTAAGTTTTGTTGTTAAAACAGTTGTCAATCATAAAGTTGTTAAAACTTTAATCGAAACAATTGTTGATCTTTGTTTACAACCGATGCCGGCAGAAAAAGTAAATAAAAAGCCCGAAGAACAGCGAAGCTGGAAATGGTTCACTATATTTATGCGATCAACAACAGAGCTAAATAATAACGATGAAATATACATTGCAGACAAGAAATATACAATTATAAGTAAAACGGCATGGCAAGACGCTGGGTATTATGCGTTTGAAGCAGTAGAAGATTTTATTGATACGGGGTCAACAACGACATGACAGAACCGGATGTTTTATTATGCGACATAATTACTCACGAGCTAGATATTGATGAAGATAGAGTTGTTGTTTACGATGAAAATTATGATCCACCGAAAGATGATCTTTTATATATTATAGTATCGACAAGAAAAGGAAAGCCTTTATCTGTCAATACAAAATTTGATTATGAAACAAACGAAGAGGTGAGCTCTGTTACTTGTTTTGATTCTTATGACATAGATATAACAAGTAAAAATAGAGATGCAATAGAAAGAAAAGAAGAGGTTTTGATGGCTTTAACTTCTTTTTATTCTATTGAACAACAGGAAAAAAATGGAGTAAAAGTTTTTAGAAACGGGGATATATTGGATTTGTCTTTTATTGAAGCTGCAAGCGCTTTAAAAAGATTTCGAATATCCGGTATAATTTCCAATTCTAAGGAAAAAAGAAAGCCAGCAAGTTATTTTGATAAATTTAGAACACTTGGTGTTGTTGAAGATTAAGGAGGAAAAACTAAATGTCAACAAAACTTTCACTTGACAATATAATGCGCATAACTATTTTGTCCGCATTAAGAGCTTTAGCAAATGTAAACACTTCTATAGTGGGATTGTTTACAGATGAAGAGCCGATAATTTCCAATTACGGGGCTTCCAGAAATTATTTAGAAGCTTTATCGGTAGCAAATCATTTTGGTAGTAATTCGACTACTTACAGGCTTGCTGCAATGATGTTTGCACAAAATCCGAACATACTGACTGGTAAAGGGTATTTAACAATAATTCCACAGAGTCAAAGCGCATTAGCACAGCCGGCTATTTTAAATGGTTCTGTTAGTGTTGATTTTACAACATTGACGGAAACTGATTATATTATTCGTGCTGCCGTTGACGGAGGCGCTCAAAGCGATATTGCAATCGGGACAATAGACAGCACGTCTATTGCTACAATTGCAGACTCTTTAAATAGCGCTGGTATTGTAAGTGCAGGATTAATCTTTACGGTTTCCGGTGAAGTAACTGCCGCAAAAGTTGTATTAAAAACAGTTGCAACTGGAGCGGCAAAAAGTATAGAAGTAAGTATACCAACTACTTCCCCAGCAAGCGGTACCGATATAGGCGGATTAATTGGAATAGAGGGCTTGGCTACTGGTAGTGATGCCGGTGTTGAAAGACTAAAAGATGCAATTATAAGAACAGCAAATTCCATAAATTATTTTGGTATCATTGCAAATAAAAAATTAAATGACGCTGATTTTACTGAAGTTGCAAAACTTGTACAGGGTTTAGACAAACTAATCTTTATGGGGTCTGCCTTATTGGCAGATATTACGGGAATATTTAAAGATACAAAAGACGCTGGTTTAACACATACAAGATGTTTATATTATAGCAATAGTGCCGCTGATGCCTTAGATTATACAGCCGGCTATGCTTCCAGGGCATTGTCCATGAATCTTGACGGTAGCAATACTGCAATAACAATGCACTTAAAAGAAATTATTGGTTTAGTTGCTGATCCAGGGGCTACACAAGACGTCTTGGATTCTGCAAAAGAAAACGGAGTAGATATTTATCCAGACTTTGGGGTACCTAAAATATATACATCCGGGGCTAATAAATATTTTGACCAAATATTTTTTGAATTAGCATTAAAAGTAAGATTACAAATTGCCGGATTTAATTATCTTGCACAGACACAAAGTAAAATACCACAGACAGAGCAGGGCATGGATGGATTAAAAAAGGTTTGGCGTGGTGTATGTGATACATTTGTTACAAACGGTTTTTGTGCGCCCGGGACTTGGACTGAAAGTATTTATTTTGGCACACCGGATGACCATGTAAGAAATATCGCTGATTTTGGATATTTTATTTATACGGCGCCAATATCAGGACAATCACAAATTGAAAGAACAGCAAGGATTGCACCGTTGGGGCAAATTGCATTAAAATCAAGCGGCGCCATACATAGTGCCGATGTTGTTTGTTATCTTGAACCATAACGGAGGAAAAATAAAATGAGTATAAGTTTAACAGGAAATGATACAACTATATTGTCAAAGCTTGGAGCACAGGACAGAACAATGTCTGACTTTGGTGACGGCGATGTTGTCTTAATTGACATTCCAAACAATTTAGTTGAAATGAAATCAGGGAAAAATCAAAACGCAATTATCGCTTATAATGCGCAAGGAAAACAAACCACGGTTACTTTGCGTGTTATAATGGGCAGTGCCGATGATAAGTGGTTAAATTCTGAAATAACATCATATCTTAATAATAAACCAGGGTATACTTTATTATCCGGAGAGTTTATTAAAAAAGTTGGTGATGGTAAAGGAAATATTACAAATAATATTTGGAAATTTTCCAACGGGATTATACAAAAATATCCAGGCGGAAAAGAAAACGTTGACGGTGACACAGAACAAGCATTAAAAATTTATCAGCTTGTATTTGCGCACTTGGATAGTATAATAGCATAAGTGAGGTTTTATGTTAATAGATGGTAATGATTTACAAATAAGTCTGGCTTCCTTTGAGGAAGCCATTGACTTAAAAGATGCAGTTGAAGAGGCAATAAAAAAAGCAAACATTAATATTGAATTTGAAGGTGATGAAAGTAAACCTTTATCAATTTCGGATAATTCTTTTAATAGCTTAATAAAAACTGTTTTAAATATTGATAATTCCAAGGAAGTCAGGCGGTGTTTATTTAAATGCGCAAAAAGATGCCTTTGGAATAAATCAGAAATAAATCAAGATTTATTTGAAAAAATAGAAAATAGAAAACATTATTACGCTATTATGTTTGAAATTTTAAAAGAAACACTATCGCCTTTTTTAGAGGGTCTCCTTTCAAAGTTGAAGGGTCTGGATTTCTTGGATCAGATAAAAAGCTACCTAAAGTAAAAATAACTGCAAGCGATAAAATGTTAATTGCATTTAAAGCAGCCCGATGCGGTTATTTTAACGGAGACCCTGAAAACGTTTTAAAGGGCAGAGTCGATTTAGTTTTAGGTGTTTTGGATTATGAGCGATATTGTAATGATTATGAAAACAAATATTTTGAGTTAAATAAATAGGAGAGGCAATAGCATGAGCGTTCCCATTGCAAAATTATTTGCAAGAATTGGATTGCAAGCGGACACGAAGCAAGGCGAAAGTTTTTTAAATCAATTAAAAAACATGAAAATTGGACTTGGTGTTGCATCTATAAGCGCCGCTGCTTTTGTTTTAACTTTAAAAAATATTACAAATGAAGCCTTCAACTCCGCATTAAGCCTAAAAAAATTTAACCTTGAAACGGGCGCCAGTACCGACGAATTACAGAAATGGATGTCTGTTGCCGATGAAGTAAGCGGTAGTGGTCAAGCTGTTGCCGAATCCATAAAAGCGATAACATCAAATCAGGAAAAAATAAAACTTGGACAGGGTAATATTAGCGGTTATCAGTTGCTTGGCATTAATCCAAATAATGATCCATTTAAAATTTTAGAGCAATTAAGACAAAAAACTTCCGGATTAAATCAAGCCATGAAAAAAAATGTCATGGAGCAAATGGGTGTAAGCAAAGACTTAATAGGTGTTTTAGAACTTACAAACGATCAATTTGATGCTATGGCAAAAAGAGCTTTTATTGTACCTGAAGAAGCTTTACGGGATATTGACAAAGCCCGGGCATCAACCATGGAATTAAAAAACGCTTTAGATTATTTTAAATCTATGTTGACTGCAAAATTAGCACCAAGCATTATAAAAATAAATAAACTCATAGTGGAATGGATTAGAAACAATAAAGACGGACTTATAAAAGATATAAAAAAGGTGTTTGACTGGATTACAAAATTTGTTGGAGCTATTGTAAATGCTGTAATAATGATAGATAAAATTATAAAAGGGACAATCGGCTGGGGTAATGCCATGCTAATTTTAGTTGGTGTTATTGCTATTTTAAATGCAGCTTTAATTTTTTCTCCGCTCGGAGCTTTTATTGCCGGCATAGTTTTATTAGTTGCTGTATTGGATGATCTTTGGGTTTATTCTCAAGGTGGAGACAGCATGATAGGTATGCTTCTTGCAAAAAACGAAGGAATGAAAGAATTTGTAAAAAATATGGCTGATCTTGCCCGTGCATTAAGAGATGTTATAAACGGTGATTGGAGTAACTTTGATAATCTTATGGCAAAATGGAAAGCCTGGGGTAAAATAATCGATGGTATTGCTTTTAGCTTATCCGCTATAAGTGCAACATTGACAGATTTATTAAATAATAAATTATTTTCGGACGAGGGCGAAATTGGAAAATTTGTAAAAAGACAAAAAGAAAAAAACTTAATAAATAAAACTCGTGGCGATATAAATGATTCTGCACAGGACGAAACAATAGAAAGGCTAAAAAAACAGCAAGAAGAAAAAAAGAAGTTATTACAACAACCAAATGGATTAAATAATACAAGTAAAAATATAAACATCCAAAATAATAATCAGGTAAAAGTTGATATACATGGAGACGCAACAAAAAAAGATATGTCAGACGGTGCGAAAGACGGTTTAGATAAAGCAAATAAAAATCTTGATTTACAATTGAATCAAAAATATTAAATAGGATATAGAGAATGATAGATATATTTAATGCTATACCAAATCAAGCTCAAGGAATTTCCGATACTGTAAATAATGCAGCCGGCAAAGGCATGACTTCCATGTCCGAGGCTCAAAGTTTTTTAAATGATAATATATCTAATCTTGTTACTCCCCAAGAAATGAAAGGCATTAACGGCTGGCTTTTTGATGTAAAAAAAACCGAACAAATTGATAATGAAGCAGATATAACAGATCACTACATGGAAGATAACACGGTTATTAATGACCATGTTGTAAGAAAGCCGATAAGAATAACATTAAGCGGATATATTGGAGAACTTGTTGCAAGGAAATCAGATATATCAAATGCAATACCAAGTTATTTATCAAGCAGCTTATCTACTATAAGCGCGTACACAGGCGAATATACGAGCGGGACCATACAAAAAATGCAGGAAGTAATAAGTCAATCACAATCTTATGCAAATACAGTAAACCAAGCCATAGACAAAACAAAAGATATTGTAAAACAATTTAAATCTTTTCCTGATCCTGCAGAAACGGCAATAAAAGCAGCTTATAATAGTTTATACGCTTTTTTTTTAAGCGAAGATTTATTAACAGTACAAACTCCTTTTGGTTTAGAGGATAATATGAAGATAGAAAAATTATCAATGTCAGTACCAGAGGATAGTGAAAGTTATACAGATATAAGTATTACATTAAAAAAAATGCGTTTTGGCGAAATAGGCTATGCAAAATTTGATAATAAATTACTTGAAAATAGAAATATTATGCAAAGTACAAAAAATAAAGATGAAGGCAAAAAAAACGGAAAATTAGTTAGTGTTGTAAAAGCTGTGTATAACGCAAAGGTACAGGGTAACTAATGTACAGATTACAAGGATTAAAAGCAATACCAAGTCAAACTTTCTTTTATACGATTGCCGAGGGAAATATAAAATTTACATTAAATTATAGACCGACTGTACAAATGTGGTTTGTCGATATAGAGTTTAATACTTTTATTGTTAAAGGATTAAGAGTTTGTGCGTCTTTAAATTTATTATATCAGTATCAAAAAAATATACCCTTTGGTTTATACGTAGAAAAAATTAAAGGCATTGAGCCTTTTTTAATTGATGATTTTTTCATGGAAAGGTTTTATTTGAATGTCTTATCAAAAGATGAGGTTATAGAAATAAATGACGCTTACAAGGATTATAAGTTAGAGTTATGAGTGACAGATATATATTGAGTTATCAAATACAAATTACCACTCCACAAAACGAAGTCATTGACATACGTCCGCCTTTTTCTATGAACGCTCAAATTACCAGGAATACCCTGGCAAGCGCAAATAAATGTACTTTAACTATATATAATTTGGGAGAGACTACAAGATCAAGGCTTTATAAGGACAGGTTTAAAACTGCCGAATATTGGCAATTAATTATAAAAGCTGGATATTTAGGCTTAGATGCTGCCATGGGTCAAAGTGTTATATCTTTACCAACTGTTTTTCAAGGATCAATCTATGAATGCAGTAGTCAAAAAAAAGGGCATACATACGAAACTGTTTTTGATTGTTTTGACGGCGGACAAGCCATACAAAACGGATTTACATCAAGGACTATAGCAAAAGGTTTTGATTTTACTGATGCGCTAAAAAAAATTATAGACGATATGCCAAATACAATTGCTGGTATAATAGGAAACAAACAAAATAATCCCGATACTTCTATGAGAGGTAAAGTTTTTTTTGGTAATTCCTATGATGTTTTAACACAAGAAACAAATGGACAGCAATTTATAGATTGTGAAACTGTGCATGTATTAAATGACAATGAGGTTTTACCTGGCGAAGTAATTAAAATAGATCAAGCATTATTAAGAACTACACCAAAAAGAAGAGAAGCTTTTTTAGATTGTGAATTAAACTTTTTTCCTGAAGCACAAACCAAAAGATATTGTGAATTAAACAGTAAAGAAAAAATGTATAATGGACAATATGAAATAACAGGATTTACACACAATATAGTTATACAAGGTGATACTTGTGGAGATAGTAATACTATGATAAGCTTGGATTATGGAGCCTTGGGTTTAACGGAGGCTGTATAATGAATAGAACTATATACCCGCCGGATCTGGTAACAAATTTAAAAAGATTAAAAAATGAAATCTTTGCGGATTTAAACTGTATACAAATTGGTAAAATAACAAAATTTGATAAAGCTACACAATTAGCGGAAGTCGAAATACAATGTAAATGTAGAATTAGCGAAACTCAAATAATCGATTATCCGCCATTACCGGATGTGCCTGTATTTTTTTTACAGGGCGGAGGCGCATTCTTAGAAATGCCAGTACAAGCAAATGATTATTGTCTGGTTTTATTTAAT